ATGGCAAAGAAAAGATATTTAGAAATCAATGGCAAAGAAATCCAAGTAAGCGAAGAAGTCTACAAAGAATACATGAAACCAATATGGAGAGAAAAAAAGAGAATTCAAAGAGCCTACAAGAATTTAGAAGAGCTACAGGATAAAGAAAGAATTAAAACAGTAGCTGAGAAAAATGGAAACTATGTCCAAGCAGGAAGTTTAGAAACAGGCTTTGTCGAAACAAAAGAATATGGTCTTCCCTTATCCCTTGATGTTGCTGAAGAAGAATACGACTTTGAAGTAACTAGCATTAAAAACACTGAGGACATAGTAACGTACAAACTTCTTGAAGAAGCATTCTTAGAAGTCATTAGTGAATTTTCTGAAAGAGATAAAAGCGTCCTTAAGCTTATTTTCCTCTACGAAATGAAAGAAAGAGAAGTTGCAGAAGTAGTAGGAATATCTCAGAAAACTGTTAATAACATCAAAAACAAGCATTTACCAAAGATTCAAGAAAAATTAAGGCCTTGGAAAAATAATTACTCAAAAACTTACTAGATGTCCTAAGGAATATGAGGGAAGAAGTCTTACTCAAATACAAACAGGATGTCCTAAGAAGTATGAGGATATACAACTTACTCAAAATGAAGGCAAATGTCCCAAGGAGTATGAAAGGAGGAACAAAGTGGACTTAGTAAAAAACGAACAGATGGCAGAAAGTTTAATAGCCATCTCAATTGTTGCCAAGAAGATAGCTATGGAATTAATGCAACCAGAGAAAGGAGAAAGAAGTGTCAAGAATAAAGCTACTAATGGAAATCAAAGAAGATGCAGAGAATCTTGCATCTAGTATAGGTGTCCTTCTAACAGCACTAGAAAGTGATGAGGAACTACCTAAAGAAGAAAAGGTGAAGCAAGAAGAAAAGACCTATGAGCTTGAAGATGTTAGAAAGATACTAGCTGACAAATCAAGATTAGGCCATACAGCAAAAATAAGAGAACTTTTAGAAAAGTATGGGGCTAAAAAGTTATCTGAAATTGATCCAAGTAAATATAAAGACTTGGTAGCAGATGTGGAGAAACTCTGATGGGCGATCACGCAATATTATCTGCATCAAGTAGTTCACGCTGGATTCACTGTCCACCAAGCGTTAGGCTCTCTCAAAAATATGAAGATGAAGTTAGTCCCTATGCACTTGAAGGCACATCGGCTCATGCCTTAGCAGAATATAAACTAAAAAAGTTATTAGGCATAGATGTAAAAGATCCTACTGAAGATTTGGATTTTTATGATGAAGAAATGGATGAGTTAACTGAAGGATATGCCTCATATGTAATAGAAGTAATAAGTAGTTATGAAAGCCCAGCCGTCTTTGTGGAAGAAAGACTTAACCTATCAGACTATGTTAAAGAGTCCTTTGGAACTGCTGACTGTGTAGTTGTTGGAGGAAAAGAACTTCATGTAATAGATCTAAAGTATGGTCAGGGAGTTTTAGTAGATGCTAAAGAAAACACACAACTCATGTTATATGGACTTGGTGCTCTGACTCTCTTCGATGGAATTTATGATATTGAGGAAGTAATTCTTCATATCTATCAACCAAGAAGATGCAATATCTCAACTTATGAAATTAAGAAGATAGAACTATATGAGTGGGGAGAAACCGTACGAGAGATAGCGGAGAAAGCATATAGAGGCGAAGGAAAATTCTCTTGTGGAGAATGGTGCATATTCTGCAAAGCTAAGAATAAATGCAGGAAAAGGGCAGAAGAGAATCTGAAACTAGCACAAGATGAATTTACCCTACCACCAGAACTATCTGACGATGAAATTGAAGAGATTCTACCAAAACTAGACGAACTGGAACTATGGACAAAAGATATCAAGCCTTATGCATTAGAAAGAGCCCTTAAAGGTCACAGGTGGAAAGACCTAAAACTTGTCGAAGGTAGGTCTAATAGGAAATACCGAGATGAAGATGAAGTTATAAACAAAGTAAAAGAACTGGGATTTAATCCCTTTGAAGAAAAGTTACTTGGCATCACAGCTATGACTAAGTTACTAGGTAAGAAAGTCTTTGATGAAAATATCACTGACTTATTAGAAAAACCAAAAGGAAAGTTAACCCTAGTAAGCATTGATGACAAGCGAGAAGAAGTAAAAATTGACAATGTTAAAGAAGAATTCGGAGGTAAATAATATGTCAAATATGAATAAAACAAAAGTAATCACAGGTGAAGTTAGATTAAGCTATGCAAATGTATGGGAACCAAAGTCAATCAATGGTGGTAAAGAAAGGTACTCAGTATCTGTCATTATCCCAAAGAGCGACCAAAAGACAATTGAGAAGATTGAAAAGGCAGTAGATGCTGCTATTGATGAAGGACTTTCTAAATTCAATGGAAAAAAACCTAATAAGAAAGCTATCAAACTTCCATTAAGAGATGGTGACGCAGAAAAAGATGATGAGGCTTATGCAGATGCATACTTCTTAAATGCCAACTCTATGACAGCACCTCAAATTGTAGATAGAAACGTAGAGCCAATTCTTGATAGAAGTGAAGTCTACTCAGGAGTTTATGCAAGGGTATCCCTTAACTTCTACGCCTACAATGTAAATGGGAATAAAGGAGTGGCCGTTGGCCTCGGAAATATTCAAAAACTAAGAGATGGTCAACCTCTAGGAAATAGGTCTAATGCAGCAGATGACTTCGATGCTATGGACGATGATGACGAAGATTTCTTAGCATAGGAGGTAGAAATGGACTATTTAATTACAGCGATAGTTTTAGCTATTTGGTCCTTTTTATGGTATAAGCTTGGATTTTTACAAGCTCAGCTAAAAGAACTAGATAGAGATATCAGAAAAATAGAAAAACAAATAAAAGAAGATAGAAAAAATAATTTAGCAGAATTAACAAAGCTTAGTGATAGCTATGAAGAAATTGTCCATAGATCTTGAGACCTATTCTTCAGTTGACTTAGGCAAAAGTGGTGTATACAAATATGCTGAGAGTGAGGATTTTGAAATCCTCCTCTTTGCCTATTCTATTGATGATGGAGAAGTTAAGGTAGTAGATTTAGCAAGTGGAGAGATTATTCCTGAAGAAATATTATCAGCACTTAGTGATAAGAGTATAGAAAAGTGGGCCTTTAATGCGAACTTTGAAAGGGTGTGCCTATCTAGATTTTTAGGTAAGAGATTAAAACCTCAAGGTTGGCACTGCACTATGATTTGGTCAGCCTATCTAGGGCTGCCTCTATCACTTGAAAAAGTCGGAGAGGTTTTGAAACTTGATAAGCAAAAGATGAATGAAGGCAAGGGCCTTATAAGATATTTTTCTATTCCTTGTAAACCAACTAAAACCAATGGTATGAGGACAAGAAATCTACCCCATCACGATTTAAAAAAGTGGTCTACCTTTAAAGAATACAACCAAAGAGATGTGGAAACAGAAATGGCTATAAAGAAAAAACTATCTGCATTTCCTATGCCTCAATCAGAATGGGAAAACTACTGGGTAGACCAAAACATAAATGACAGAGGAATTTTAATAGATGAAGTTTTAGTTGATTCAGCTATTAAATTTGATGAAATCTTAAGAGAAGAAAATATGGACAGAGCCAAAGAATTAACTGGTCTTGAGAATCCAAATTCTCCCTTACAGCTAAAAGAATGGCTTAATAAAAAAGGTTTAGAGATAGATTCCTTAGCTAAAAAAGATGTAGAGTCTGCTCTTAAAAATGCTGAAGGAGATATAAAAGAAGTTTTGGAACTTAGGCAAGAACTGTCCAAGTCTTCAGTTAGAAAATACGATGCTATGAAAAATGTCAAAGGAAAAGATAACCGAGCAAGGGGTCTGATCCAATTTTATGGAGCAAATAGAACTGGAAGATATTCAGGAAGGCTTATTCAAGTTCAAAACTTAAGAAGAAACAATCTAACGGATTTAGATCTTGCAAGAAGTCTTGTAAAAAATAGAGATTACGAAACCATGGAGATTCTATATGAATCCCCGTCTGATGTTTTATCCCAATTAATTAGGACAGCCTTCATACCAAAAGAGGGCACCAGGTTTATTATTTCAGACTTTTCAGCAATAGAGGCTCGTGTCCTTGCATGGCTTGCAGGAGAACAATGGGTACTGGATGCCTTTGAAAATGGAGAAGATATCTATTGTAGAACAGCATCGAGGATGTTTGGAGTGCCAGTTGAAAAACATGGAGTAAACGGACATCTTAGACAAAAAGGTAAAATAGCGACTTTAGCTTGCATAGCTGAAGGTGAGTTAGTTCTTACAGATAAAGGGTTAGTTCCGATAGAAAATCTTACAAAAGCTCATAAATTATGGGATGGAGAAAACTGGGTTTCACATGATGGAGTTATATATAAGGGGATAGGAGAAGTGATTGAATATGACGGGCTTAGAGCAACAAAAGACCATATCGTATGGATCGAGGGGCAAGAAAAGCCCATACAATTTGGAGAAGCTGCCGCCAGCGGAGCACATCTCCTACAATCAGGAGATGGTAGGAGAGCAATACGGGTGGGTGAAGATTATAAGTCCAGAAAAAAGATGGACAAAAAATTGGAATTCTTGTTATGTCCTAACAAGATGTCAAGGATGTGGAAGCATTCAATGGCAAGACAGGGGAAATTTAACGACAGGAAGATCAAAGGGATGTCAAGCTTGCTCCCAACCAAGACAAATTCCACGATGGTTGGACAGAAGGCTAACAGCAGCAAAGCAAAGGTGTACCAACCCAAAAGATCCAGAGTTCAAAAACTATGGAGAAAGAGGAATAAAATTCAATTTTCCATCAATACTAGAAGCAGGTCTTTATTTAATAGAAAGATTTGGATTGCCAAAAAGAGAACTAGAAATAGACAGAATAGACAACAATGGACATTACGAAAGAGGCAACTTAAGATTTGTAACTCGTATAGAGAATGCTTCGAACAAGAGAAATACTGTATTAACAGAATTTCATCAAAAATACTGGCCATATGCACGAAGTGTTGTTATAAGAAAACTTTCAAAAGGATTAAGCAGAGAAGAAATTATAGAGGATGCAGAATTAGCTGTATTCGAGAAAAGAAAAAATTGGAAAGGTATAGAGGCAAGACTAGACTTTATGATATACGAAATGCCGGAAAGAATAACCGTTTTACCGTATCAGGGAAATTAGTTCACAACTGTGGTTATCAAGGGGCCTTAGCCGCTCTAAAAGCAATGGGTGGAATTGAGATGGGTTTATCTGAAGATGAACTTCAATCAATAGTCGATTCCTGGCGAGAGGCTAATCCTAACATCGTAAGCTTGTGGTGGGACATAGATTCAGTCGTAAAAAGAGTTATAAAAACTAGAAGTAAAGAAGAATACAAGAACCTAGTTATTAGCTATGAAAAGGGGATTCTCTTTATAGAACTACCTTCAAAAAGAAGACTTGCTTATCCAAAGGCAAAGATCGGGACGAATCGATTTGGTGGAGAGTCAGTAGTTTATGAAGGAATCGTAGTAGGAAATAAGTGGGACAAGATTGAATCCTATGGTGGAAAATTTGTAGAGAATATAGTTCAAGCCATCGCAAGAGATATTTTAGCTGAGGCTATGATGAGACTTGAGAAAAAAGGATTTAATATCGTCATGCATATTCATGACGAAGTTGTTATAGAAAGTGATTCATCTAGCGTTGAAGAAATAAATGAAATAATGTCCATAGTTCCTATTTGGGCACCTGGACTTATCTTAGATGCAGATGGATTTGAAAGTGAATTTTATAAGAAAGATTAAGGAGGTTTATTCATGTTTTATGTTAAAGAAAAAATAAATGATGTCATGGAAGTAAGTATTGAAATAAATGATGAGAATGTATTTTGCACCTGTCCAAAGTGCGGAAAAGAAGTTCGAGTCGATTTAGTTGAAGTATTGGAAGAGGGAGATTTAGTTTCTACCCAAGTTTGCTGTAATACTTGTAGTGAAACAATGAGGGATATTTATGAATAAGGAACTATACAACAGGAGTGGGTGCAAGGACCCCACTCCTTATCAAGCAATTAAAAATGCAGAGAAGAGATACTATCCCTTGGTATATATCTGCAGTCCATTTTCTGGAGATGTTGAAAATAATGTCATCAAGGCAAGAACTTATTCTCGCTATGCTTTGGATAAAGGAAATATTCCCATAGCACCGCATCTTTTATTTCCTCAGTTTATGAGTGATGAAAGTGAAAGAAAACTTGCCATGCATTTTAATTATGTACTTCTTGGGAAATGTGAAGAAGTATGGGTCTTTGGTGATTATATAAGCCTAGGAATGGCTGAAGAAATAAGAGTTGCTGAGAAGAGAAAAATGAAGATTCGTTATATAAAGGAGGTATCCTAATTGAAAATATACACCTCAAATTTAATAGGAGTTGAGTCAAATTGTGTTTATCCAAATGAGGTTAATGCAGTAGATGTCAGGGCATTTGAGAAAGCTGCAAGTTTTGACCATGTAATGGCTAAGTATAAAAATTCCTACAGGTCCAACGATAATTTTATAGAGTCGGAATGTGTTCCCATGGATATAGACAACGACCATTCAGAAAATCCCGATGACTGGATTTCAGCTAACGATTTAAAGAGAATATTTGACGGAGTTAAATTCGCCATAGTTTACAGCAGAAACCATAGAAAAGAAAAAAATGGGAAAGCTGCAAGACCAAGGATGCACATATATTTTCCAATTCCTAAGATCACAAATTTAGCTGAATATGTAGGAATAAAAGAAAGCTTGGCGGAGACTTATACTTTCTTTGATGGAAATGCTCTAGATGGGGCGAGATTTTTCTTTGGAGTTAAGAATCCTGCCGTTGAAATAGTTAGGGGAAGAAAATATGTGATAGAAATCCTAAAAGATAACTTTGAGGATTTTGATAACTCTCAAGACTTGATTCAGCAAGGCTCTAGAAACTCAACTATGAATCATTTCGCTGGTAGGGTTTTAATTCGATATGGAAATACAAATGAGGCAAGAGAACTATTCGATAAAAAAGCAGCACTTTGCTCACCACCACTCCCAAGTGATGAACTGGAACAAATATGGAGGTCTGCTTGTAAATTCTATAAAAAGGTGGCGGCGAGTGAAGATTATGTACCACCTGAAGAATACAATGAAAGATATGAGGAATATAAGCCAGAGAAACTTACAGATATAGCAATGGCTGAAATCTTTACTAAGCACAACAAAGATAAAGCTATCTACACGATATCTCAAGGCTGGCTTTATTGGACGGGCAAGAAGTGGGAAGATTCTGAGCTAAAAGTAATGAGTCTTTATATGGAGACTGCCAAAAAAGTTTTAGAAAATGCAAGCATTGAATTTAAAGAGACCTATCAAGAATTAGCAGATGCTGAAATGATGGGAAGTAAGGAAGAAAAAGTACAAGCAAAGTTAAAAGCAAATACTGCTAAAGCTTATCTCAATTTTGCTAAAAAAATGAACGACCACGGAAAAGTATCTGGAATATTAAAACTAGCCAAATCTTTGTTAGAAATTAAAAATGAAAAACTTGATGCAGATGCTTTTATTTTAAATACACCTGTTGGAGTTATTGATTTAAAAACAAGTGAAATAAAAGAGCATGACCCGTCTTACTATTGCACGAAGATTACTGCCCTAGCTCCAAGCAAGGATAATATGGATATGTGGATAGATACTTTAAGGGATGTAACTGGTGGAGATGATGAGTTTATTAATTTCTTAAAGTTCCATGCAGGGTCTACATTAATAGGTCATGTTTATGAAGAAGCACTCCTTATAGCTTACGGAGATGGAGGAAATGGGAAGTCTACAGTCTTTAATTCAGAGGCTCACGTTCTTGGAGACTATGCAGGTAAAATTCCAGCTGAGTCTTTAACAACGAGAGCAAAGAATGTGAAGGTTGATCTTGCTGAGTTATGTGGTAAGAGATTTATTCTAGCCTCTGAAACAGAAGAGGGTCAAAGACTGTCAAGTTCAATGCTAAAGCAGATAGCAAGTGTTGATGATATTTCAGCAGAAAGAAAATACTATGCACCCTTTTCATTTACGCCAACGCATTCTACTATTCTCTATACAAATCATCTACCAAAGGTGGGCTCTAATGATCGAGGAACCTGGAGAAGAATTGTGGTGGCTCCATTTTCTGTCGCCATTAAAAATCCTAAGACAGACTATATAGATAAGCTTCTAGAAAAAGCAGGTGGGGCAATTCTACAGTGGATGATTGAAGGAGCAAAAGAATATATAGATGCAGGCTTTAAATATCCAAAGTGTAATGTAGTAGATGATGCTAAAAGATCATATAAAGAAGAAAATGATTGGATAAACCATTTTATTTCAGATAAATGCATAAAAGGAACAAATTATAAAGAGATGAGTGCAAGGTTATACCAAGTTTATCGTGAGTGGGCTGGTTCAAATGGAGAATACATTAGGAACAATAGAGATTTTTCACGAGCCCTTATAGCAGAAGGTTATGAAAAGAAAAGGACGAATAGGGGCATTGAATGGAGCGGTATAAGCATCAATGATTTAATGGAGTCAGTAGACGACTTTTTATAAATGTATCTTAGTGTAGCATTTATAGGCTAAATAAAGATGATTATATAGAAAAAAGTTTTTCTTAATTTATGAAAAATGTATGCACTACACTACAAAAAGACATGACTATTTACACTTGATTTAACACTGAAATGGCTTAATATAAGCGTTTTGTATGGTGTGAATAGTTATAGCCTACTTTCTTTTATATATTATTTTTATTCTCTCGTGTAAAAGGTTTATATATAGCTACACTATACAACACTTTAGAAAAATGGAGGATTTATGAATTTCTATAGCTACATGATGAAAAATCATTTAAATGAAAAGTCTCCAAGAGGAGATTTGGCAAGAGATATGAAGGAAGATAGAGACTTTCCTAAAAATAAAGCAGGGAAATTTAAAGGTTGGAAAAGACTGATTAAAAATTATTTAGAAAGCCAAGGTGCTTGTTATGATTGCATGATGACTTTTGAGAAAGCATGGAAGGAGTATGAAAATTGCGAGAGAAAGAGATTGAATCTGCCCTTGTTAAAAGAGTAAAAGAGAATAATGGACTATGTCTTAAATTCACATCTCCTTCAATGACGGGAATACCAGATAGGATAATACTCCTGCCTAAAGGAAAGGTTGGATTTGTGGAAACAAAGAGACCTGGTGGAGAACCAAGACCAATTCAGAAAAAAAGAATAAGACAATTTAAAAACTTAGGTTTAAAAGTTTATGTTCTTGATTCAAAAGAAAACATTGATGAAATAATAAAGAGTATTGGAGGTGACTAATTGGAATACACTCCACATAAATACCAAAACTATGCTACTGAATTTATAAAAGAAAATAAAGAGTCCGCACTTCTACTGGATATGGGTCTCGGCAAGACGGTTATAAGTCTAACAGCTATAAAAGATTTACTCTTTGATTCTTTTGAAATTTCTAAAGTTTTAATAATAGCGCCACTAAGAGTTGCTCGAGATACTTGGAAAGAAGAGATAGAAAAGTGGTCCCACCTTGATATCTTAAAATATTCAGTAGTCATAGGAAGTGAAAAAGAAAGAATAAAAGCACTAAATAAACAAGCAGATATTTATTTAATCAATAGGGAAAATGTAGACTGGCTAATAAATAAGAGTGAAATACCATTTAACTACGACATGATTGTAATTGATGAACTATCATCCTTTAAATCTCATAGGTCAAAGAGGTTTAAAGCTTTGATGAAAGTTAGACCAAAGGTAAAAAGAATAGTTGGTCTTACTGGAACTCCATCATCAAATGGTCTAATGGATTTATGGGCTGAGTTTAGACTGCTTGATATGGGAGAGAGACTTGGAAGATTTATTGGTCAGTACAGGGAAATATACTTCAAACCAGATAAGAGAAATGGACCCATCATTTATTCTTACAAATCACTGCCCTTTGCTGAAGATGCAATCTATGAAAAGATATCAGATATAACAGTTTCTATGAAAGCTGAAGATTACCTAAGAATGCCAGAGAAAATAAACAATGAAGTTTTTGTAAATCTATCAGATAAAGAGAGAGATATCTACGAGACCTTAAAAAAAGACCTGGTCGTTAGTATTAAGGATAAAGATATAGATGCTGTTAATGCTGCTGCACTTTCTAATAAGTTACTTCAAATGGCATCGGGTTCTGTTTATGATGAAGATAAAAATATGATTCATATTCACGACAGAAAGCTGGATGCCTTGGAAGATTTAATAGAAGGTGCAAATGGAAAACCTGTTCTAATAGCTTATTGGTATAAGTCAGATTTAAAAAGAATAAAAGATAAGTTTAATGTAAGAGAACTTAAGACAAGTGGCGACTTTAAAGAATGGAATCAAGGTAAAATCCCAGTTGCCATTATCCATCCAGCATCTGCTGGTCATGGATTAAACCTACAAGCAGGTGGCTCAACACTTATTTGGTTTTCTCTTACTTGGTCCTTAGAACTTTATGAACAAACCAATGCCAGACTTTATAGGCAAGGACAGAAAGAAACAGTTGTGATTCATCATATCTTAGCTAAAGGAACTATTGATGAAGATGTTATGAAAGCATTAGAAAATAAGAACAAGACACAAGCTGCACTTATAGATGCAGTAAAAGCAAATCTAGAGAGTTGATGTCATAAAATGTCATTATCAAAATTTGTTAAGATTAATACAAGAGTAGAAGTTATATGGATAACTTACCTCAAAAACTTATGGAGGTAAGAAATGAACGCTAAAGAATATTTAAAACAAGCATTTTATTTAGACAAGAGAATAAACTCAAAGCTGGAGCAAGTTGAATCACTCAACGCTCTAGCAACAAAAGCTACATCCACCTTATCAGATATGCCTAAGAGTCCTAATCGAGGATCATCAAAACTTGAAGATACTATTGTTAAGATCATAGACCTTCAAGAAGAAATCAATAGGGATATAGATAAACTTGTAGATTTAAAGAGAGAGATCGTAAGAACAATAAAAAAGATTGAAGAAAAAGAGCTTCAAGTCGTTCTAGAAAAAAGATATCTTTGTTTTGAATCTTGGGAAAAGATAGCGGTTGAGATGAATTACTCAATTCAGCATATTTTTAGGTTGCATAGTAAGGCTTTAAAAAATATAGAAGTATAAAAAATCGGGTGACGCATAAATGCATCACCCGCAAAACTTTCGTTTTCAATTCGTGTTTTTATTGTAGTACTATTTTTAAAATTTATCCAGGATATCGTGGTGTCCTATATCTAAAAGAAATATCAATTCATTATTTTCATAGAACCAAATAATTCGAATATCCATGTTAACAGAAGATTCCCATATTCCATCCGTACCTTGTATCTTCTTAGTTCTTAAAGATGGGTGAGTAGGATTTTCTATGAAAAATTTAAGTTTCTTTTTAGTCTGTTTCTTTTCAGTATCAGATAGTTTTTTGTAATGTTTTTTAAAGGCCTTCGAATAAGTAATTTTATAGGACATTACTTGTCTAACTCCTCAAATAGAGAGTCGATGGAATCAAAAACAGGTTGAGTCCCATTTTTTATAGATTCTTTAATCTCTTTTACTTCAGCTTTTAAATTTTTTATGACATGCTCTGGATAGATTGCAACTGGAACAAGTACAATTTTTCCATTATCTTCTATGACTTCAAATTGATCACCTTGATTTAATTCCATAGAGTTTACTATGTCTTTTGGGATAGTAACTTGTGATTTAGCTTTTAGTTCAACTAACATAACAAAACCTCCTTAGTTAGAAATTCATACTTTCTAACTAAATTATATTTTCTTCTGAGAAAAAAGTCAAGAGGAGAGTAAAGTTGATAGAATGAGAGTAAGTAGTTGTAGTATAGTTAAAATAGCAAAAGAATAATTAATAGAGCCTTGGAGATTTAATCTTCGAGGCTTTCTTTATGGAGTGATAAAGTGCCAAGAAAACCTAAGAGACCATGTTCACATCCAGGTTGTCCTGAATTAGTTGATGGACGATTCTGCAAAGAACATGAGAAAGAATACAACAGAAACTATGAAAAATATAAAAGAGATCCTAAAACTCATAAGCGTTATGGAAAAGCGTGGAGACTTATAAGAAAAAGATATGTAGCAGAACACCCACTTTGTGAGATGTGCTTAAAAGAGAATAGAATGACAAAGGTAGAGGAAGTACATCACATACTTCCTCTTTCTCGTGGTGGAACAAATATCGAAGATAATCTTATGAGTCTTTGTAAATCATGTCACTCAAAGATTCATGCAGTGATGGGAGATAGATGGAATGGAAATAGTTAAGAAACCAATACCCTCTTATCCAGGTTACTATGCTGATGAATATGGAAATATTTATTCTATGAGGAGTGGTATAGAAATAAAGATCAGTCAAAGAATTCATAAAGATTATTTACATGTAACTGTAAGGGACAACAACTCCCCAGTAAGAAGGCACAAAGAACCAGTTCATAAATTAGTATTACAAGCATTCAAAGGATATAGACCTGACAACTATGTATGTAGACATTTGAATGGGGATCGCTTAGATAACAGAGTAGTGAATTTAGAGTGGGGAACTCAGCAAGAGAACATAATGGATTCAATTAGACATGGTACAGCTGCCTGCTTAAGACACGGAGAGAGTTCTAATGGTTCAAAACTTAAGCTAACAGATATTTTAAAAATAAGGTGGCTAAGCAAATTTGGATATAGACAAAACGAATTGGCAATTTGGTTTAATATAAGTCAAAGGCATGTATCAGATATAGTGCGAGGAAAAACATGGAAGAAAACTATTTGTGTAGAGACCTAGGGGATGTCAAATCTCTACGACTGATTTTCTTACCAACGGTGCCGCCCTCTCACGCACAAAAAAACGGGTTCAAAGGGGGTATTAAAGAATATCTTTCCAATTAGGAGGAAAACCCATAAATTTATAGTTGAAGTAGCCTTGGTATTTATTAAAGGTATTTTCTAAATCTTTTAAAAGGGATTCCCATTGGTCGTTTGAGTTTAAAATTCTCTTTATGATTAAAAGAATGGGGAATATTTTATTTTGCTTGCCCTTATATTGTTCGTTTTCAGAATAAAGACGGGGAGTTTCTTTTAAAGGCATATTATAAAGTCGAGTGTAATGGGCACAAATATTTCTTACTTCAACGAGACATAGAATCCAATTTTTTAAATATTTAGGATCTGTGTTGTAATAATTAGAAATTTCTTTTTGATCTTCATCCTTAAGAATACTAAACAAAGAAGATAAATTTCCAAAAGACATGAGTTCAACGGATACCCAGATTGGAAACTTTCCATCATATTTTTTTAGGTGGTGTTTAACAAATGGTTTATTCTTTTGCCTGTCAACTTCGTTGCTCAGATTCTCATTTATGATGGAATATATGGTTTGGCCTTTTTTATTTGTTTTATGAATAAAATTATCTTCGTGCATAAGTACATCGGAACCATACGTCATAGCTAGATGATAAGCAATTTGTGTTCTAAGCTCTATTTCAATTTGCTCAATAGTTCTAATGAGGTTGTTTTTAAATTGGCTATCAAAGCAATAAAGGTTAAAGAGATGCTCGATAGTAATATGATCCTTATAGTGCTCTTTATTATTATATTTTTTAAGACCAATACCATAACCTGAAAGTCTATAATAATTTACTTTTTTCAAAATTTCTGTTGCATAAACTTCATCTTTGATTTTTAAGTTATGGTCAATTTTTAATTTGGTAATTTGGTCTTCGTAGTTTAAAGCAGGTTTTAATGTCATATAAGTTCTCCTTAATATAAAAAAGCCCTCTCCGTGGTCCGCATGTAGAAAATCTACATTAAGCGTGGAGAGGTTCTGTTAAATTAATTATAACATAGAACTAGTCAAAGTCAATAACATACATGAGAAAAGAAATAAAACAACTAGGAGGTGATATTATCGCTAAAGACGGAACATATAGAGGTGGAAGAAGAGTAAAAGCAGGAGGGAAACCACAGCCTGCTGCTGAAAAAATAGAAAAAGGTAAAAAAGTAGAAATACTAATGAATGATATTCCAACATTTACTCCAGAAGAAATAGATGCTGTTGACTTACCAGACGGAGCAGTTCTTGATGGAAACGATATGCCAACACCTAGTGATTATCTATCTGCAAAACAAAAGAACGGAATACCACTTGGCGCTGATGAAATATATAAAGAGACATGGTCTTGGTTAAAACAGAGAAACTGTGAAAACTTAGTAAATCCAAGATTGTTAGAATCCTACTCTCAGGCTTTTGCAAGATACATTCAATGTGAAGAGGCAATAAGTCAATTTGGACTTTTAGGAAAGCATCCTACTACAGGAGGAGTTATTGCATCTCCATTTGTACAGATGTCTTCACAATTTCAAAAGACAGCAAATCTTTTATGGTATGAGATTTATGACATAGTTAAAGAAAATTGCACGGAAGTTTATGAAGACTATGGAGAAGATATGATGGAAAAATTACTAAGGCAAAGGAGGTAATTATATTGTTTGAAAAAGTAAATCCAAAGCATCCAGATAAAATAGCAGATTGCATATCTGGTGCAATTGTAGATTTAGCATATAAAGAGAAAGATAATCCTAAAATAGCAGTTGAAGTTTTGCTGGGACATGGAAATTGTCATGTGATTATAGAAACGGACTGTAATCTAAATAAAAAAGAAATTGAAACAGCAATTAAGAGGATAGCTGGAGAGATCATAGCAGATATTAAAATTGTAGAACAGGATATCCACCTATCAAATAATCAGAAAGATAATATAAGATGTGGAGACAATGGAATTTTTAAGGGAGTGCCTATATCTGAAGAAGAAAAGAAACTATCTTTAATAGCTCGTGAAATTTATTCTAATTATCCTTACGATGGCAAATACATTATTGATAAAGATAAACTCATAATATGTCAGTCAAATGTATCCACAGAAATCTTAAAATCAATTTATCCAAGAACAATCGTAAATCCATTAGGGGATTGGACTGGAGGGTTCAATGTTGATACTGGAGCAGCTAATAGAAAAATCGGATCTGACATGGGAAGAGCAGTAACTGGTGGAGGTCTTCATGGTAAAGACCTATCAAAGGCTGATGTATCGATTAATATTTATGCCCACCTAAAGGCACAAGAAGAAAATAGAGAGATTAAATTATCCTGTGCAATCGGAGATGAAACTGTGGATGGTAGACCATATTCAGAAATTGTAGAAATTGCTAGAAACTACATTAATTCTATTGGTGGTTTTGAGGAATTTGCAAAGTGGGGGCTCATCTAATGAAAGAAGGACTATTACAATATGAATTAAAAAATGTAGATGAACTCATCCCATATATTAATAATGCTAGAACGCATACTGACGAACAAATAAATAAGGTAGCTGCATCTATAAAGGAATTTGGATTTTTAAACCCAATCCTAATTTCAGATGACAATGTAATCACAGCTGGGCATTGCAGACTTCTAGCGGCTAAGAAACTAGGACTAAAGAAAGTTCCATGTATTTTAGAAAATCATCTCACAGAGGCACAAAGAAAAGCATATGTACTTGCTGATAATAAGCTAAGTCTTGATGCTGGTTGGGATGAAGAACTATTGAGAGTTGAAATTGAATCCCTAGAAGATTATGGATTTAATGTAGAGCTTACAGGATTTTCAACTGAAGAATTATCTTCGCTCTTTGACCTTGGCGTAGAGGCTGAAGAAGATGACTTTGATGTTGAAGAAGAACTTAAAAAGCCTATTTTTTCCAAGGAAGGAGATATTTGGACTCTAGGTCGACATAAAGTTATCTGTGGAGATTCTACTCAGTGGGATACTTTTGAAAAGCTGCTAAATGATACAAAGGTCAATTTAGTATGTACCGATGCACCATATTTTGTTGAATTAAAAAATAAATCGGGAACGATTAAAAATGACAACTTAAATGATAAAGAGGCCTATGAATTTTTGATGAAGGTCTTTACAAACTTTAAAGACGCAATGGCTAAGGATGCATCAATTTATGAATTCTATGCAACGATGAAAGCTAGAGTTTTCTATGATGCCTTTGAAGATGCAGGATTTAAAGTTGGTGCGGGACTTATTTGGAAAAAACCTAGAGCTCCTTTTATGAGGACAGATTGGAAATTTAATATGGAGCCTATTATCTTTGGTTGGAGAAAAGATGGAAAACATAACTGGTATGGAGATCAAAAACAAACAGCAGTCTTTGAATTCGATGGAATTAAAGATTCAGAAAAAGAAGGATGTGGTCATCCATCATCAAAACCAGTACCACTCATTGCCTACCTAATTAAACAATCTACACAAACGAATGGCTTAGTCCTTGATGGATTTTTAGGAAGTGCATCTACATTAATTGCCTGTGAGGAGCTTAATCGAATCTGCTATGGAATAGAAATAGAACCTAAATTTGTTGATGTAGCAGTAAAAAGATATTTAAATCTAGTTGGTAGTGATGATGAGATAAAACTTCTAAGAGAAGGTAAGGAATATAAGTATTCAGAGGTAGTTAAAGATGAATCCTAAGCTAACCCTTGGCTCACTTTTTGATGGTAGTGGAGGTTTTCCACTAGCTGCAATAAAAACTGGCATTAAACCTTTATGGGCATCAGAAGTTGAGCCTTTTCCAATAAGAGTAGTACAGAAAAATCTACCTCAAGTTAAACATTTAAGAGATATAAAAGATATCGATGGAGGAGAAATTACTCCAGTAGATATTATTTCCTTTGGTAGTCCTTGTCAGGATTTATCAATTGCTGGAAAAAGACAAGGCCTTGAAGGAGAAAAGTCCAACTTATTCTATGAGGCAATAAGAGTAATTAAAGAAATGAGGTGTAAAACAGGTGGAAAATATCCACGATATATCCTGTGGGAAAATGTACCAGGAGCCTTTTCCTCTAACAAAGGAGAAGACTTTAGATGCGTCCTTGAAGAAATTACAAGAATTAAAAATTCCAGCGTATCAATATCTAAACCTAACAAGTGGAAGTATGCTGGAGAAATCATGGGAGATGGATTTTCCATTGGTTGGAGAGTCCTTGATGCTAAATACTTTGGAGTCCCCCAAAGACGCAGAAGAATCTTTCTTGTCGCAGATTTTGGAGGAAGAGGTGCCAGAGAAATATTATTTGACACCAAAAGCTTGCCAAGGGATTTTAGAAAGAGCAAAGAGGAAGGGGAAGGAAATACCAGAGCCATTAAAGAAAGCTTTAATAAAACAATCTGTTTAAATGACCAAGGTGGAGAAAGAATGGATTTTTATGATGAAGAATCTGGAACTCTAAGAGCAAAGGCTGGAAACCCTCCACTGGTATATGAAAACCATGGGCAGGATGCAAGATATGTTGGTCCACTTGAAGAAAGCCCAACCCTTGCATCAAATCTTGGCCAAGGCGGTAATAATCAACCTTTTGTAGTGTATGACATAAGACAAACTTCAGAAAACACTAAAAATGAAAGACACAATATTTATGAATGTGACATTTCAAGAACTATCGATACGTCTGGAAATACTCCTACCAGGAATCAAGGAGGGGTTGCTATTGTAGAAGATACTTATTCAATGAGTAAGAACTCATATTTTACAAAAGCAGATAAAAATATATCATCACCCTTACTGGCTACTGATTATAAAGATCCACCACTAGTAAAAGATAAGCTTGTAAGAAGACTTACTCCAAAAGAGTGTGGAAGATTGCAGGGCTTTCCAGATGAGTGGTGTGATAACTTAGAAATAGAAAATCCAACAGACGAGGACTTGGCCTTTTGGAGAGAAGTCTTTGATAAGGATGCTGAAATAAAAGGTCTTAAAAAGAAGAAATCAGATAAGCAGATATTAAAATGGCTTAAAAATCCTCATACTGATTCTGCAGAATATAAAATGTGGGGCAATGGAATTGCTCTTCCATGCGCTATATATATTTTCAAAAGACTTAAAAATACTGCAAATAAGACTTGATATAAATTTTGAATTAAGTGATATATACATGTGAGGTGATTAGATGATTTCAAGGAAAATTATAGAAAAATTGAAAGAAAATTATCTTGTAGGTACAAGAGTAAAACTAATCCAAATGGAAGATGAACAGGCTCCACCAGTTGGAACCTTAGGCACAGTTTATGGGGTGGATGCCATTGGATCAATCCTTGTAAAATGGGATAATGGTTCGATGTTAAATGTAATTTTTAAGGAAGATATTATTGAAAAAATTTGAAATTTAATCTTTCTTACTGCCGTATATTGCTTGACTATTCCTCTATTGTACGGGAATATGTGTACAACAAAAGAGGAGGTATAAAAAATGAAAAAGATTGAACTACTAGAAAATATAAAAGAAAAAGAAGAATTCGAAGAAAATAAAATCAGTTACAGATTTTATTGCGCATATAGGGAATCCCAAAGGATAGGGCGAGACATCATAAACTTTGATGACATTGGATTTGAAGATAATCACAAAGATATGATAGAGAATCTTGAAAGGTTTGGGGTAAAAGAATTTACAATTTCAGACCAGTCAACAGGCCTTATGAAAGGACTAAAAAGTTTTAAAAGAAAAGGTTACTTTCCTATAGACTTAATTGAAATAGATACAGGAAGGACTAATTGGAATTTCAAAGAGAGCAAAGAGGAAAAAGAATATGCACCAGCCCTCCTTTTCAAGAGAAATTAATAATAAAAATAGAGAGTTGAGCAAGATAATTGCTTGACTTATCTCTCGTTGTACGGGAATATGTGTACAACAAAAGCAAAGGAGAGTAAAACCATGAAAAAAGACCTTTTAGAAAGATTAGAAATAGAAGTCAAAGCTTGCAAAAGATACGCAGAAAACTCAATAAAAAAATCAAAAGAAGGCAAGATTGGAGCAGCCATTAACCTTTTAGACATAGCAGGAACAGCAAAGAAATGTGCAGACCAAGTTCATGAAGAACTTTGGGAGGTATCAAAAGGAAATTTAACAGACGAAGAGTTCCAACTTTTTGCAGAATCAGAAACACTAGAAAGAGAACTTAAGAAAGCTTACAAAGAATTAAACATAGCAAGAAAAAGATAAAAATAAAATTCCAAATAGAGTTTAGGCTCTATTTGTCGTAGCATAAGTCACAATCAGGTGGCTATTTTTTATGCCTATTTTTAGAGGAAGGAGGTCAAATGAAATATAAACCAACAAAATTTATGCTTGAAAGTTCACGATATGATAAAAACAAGGCAGACTATGCTGTCACATTTATAGAATGCCTAAAACATACAAAAGGTAGATGGGCAGGTAAAGAATTCAAGCTTATTGACTGGCAAGAAGAAATCATAAGAGACTTGTTTGGAATTGTAAAAGATACAGGATATAGACAATTTAATACAGCATATATTGAAATCCCAAAGAAGATGGGAAAATCTGAACTTGCTGCTGCTGTAGCACTTCTTCTAACTTGTGGCGATGGAGAAGAAAGAGCAGAAGTTTATGGATGTGCTGCTGATAGACAACAAGCAACCATTGTATTTGATGTTGCAGCTGATATGGTAAGAATGAGTCCTGCCCTTTCTAAAAGAGTAAAAATTTTGGCATCTCAAAAGAGGATGATATATAAGCCGACCAATTCCTTCTATCAAGTTCTATCTGCAGAGGCTTATTCCAAACACGGATTTAATATTCATGGTGTCGTATTTGACGAACTTCACACTCAGCCAAATAGAAAATTATTTGATGTTATGACAAAAGGGTCTGGCGATGCAAGAACCCAACCTCTATATTTTCTTATAACAACTGCAGGAACAGATACCAAATCAATCTGCTACGAGACACATCAAAAGGCAGTGGACATACTTGAAGGCAGAAAAACTGATCCAACTTTTTATCCTGTAATCTATGGAGCAGACAGGGAAGATGATTGGACAGATGAAAAAGTATGGCATAAGGCAAATCCGTCTCTTGGAATTACAGTTCCTATAGAAAAAGTAAGACAAGCTTGTGAATCGGCTAAGCAAAACCCAACTGAAGAAAATGCCTTTAGGCAACTAAGACTTAACCAATGGGTCGAGCAAGCAATTAGGTGGATGCCTATGGAAAAATGGGACCTATGTAATTTTATTGTTAATGAAGAAGAACTAAAAGGCAGAGTTTGTTATGGTGGACTTGACCTATCATCTACAACAGATATTACAGCTTTTGTTTTAGTCTTTCCTCCAATAGACGAAGATGATAAGTATCAAATATTACCTTACTTTTGGTTGCCAGAAGATAACCTCGACTTAAGAGTAAAAAGAGACCATGTAAACTATGACCTATGGAAAAAACAAGGCTATATTATGACAACAGAAGGTAATGTAGTCCACTATGGATTTATTGAAAAATTTATAGAAGACTTAGGTGAGATATACAATATCCGAGAAATTGCATTTGATAGATGGGGAGCAGTTCAGATGGTTCAAAACTTAGAAGGCATGGGTTTTACAGTTGTTCCTTTTGGTCAAGGATTTAAAGATATGTCTCCACCAACAAAAGAATTAATGAAACTAACCCTTGAAAGAAAAATAGCCCATGGAGGTCATCCAGTTCTAAGGTGGATGATGGATAATATCTTCATACGAACTGATCCTGCTGGAAATATAAAAGCAGATAAGGAAAAGTCTACAGAAAAAATTGATGGTGTAATTGCTACAATCATGGCTCTTGATAGGGCTATAAGATGTGGCAATGATACGAGTGAGTCAGTTTATGATGATAGGGGATTGATTGTTTTTTAATATCTCTTAGCATTATTCCTAAAACTGGCATATTCCATTCCGATACTCTTGACATTATTCCGATGAAATAATAACATAAATTATGAATAGGAGGAGAGTTATGTTTACAGGAGTAAGCGAAATTGCAAAAAAATGGGGCATATCAGAAAGAAGAGTTAGAATTTTATGCAGTGAAGGAAGAATTCCCAATGCATATAAAGAAGGTAAAATATGGAAAATTCCATCCAATGCAATAAAGCCGACAGACGAAAGATTTACAAAGCCTAAAACTCTTCTTCCAATAATTGATGAAAAATTAGCAAAATTAAACACACTAAGACCTCTTACAGAGGGAGAGGTTGCAAGGCTTTTAGAAGATTTCATGATTGAATACACATATAATACGAATGCGATTGAAGGAAACACTCTTACTTTAAGAGAAACAGATATGGTTCTTAGAGGGCTTACTATTGATAAAAAACCATTGAAAGATCATATAGAAGCGGTTTCTCATAAAGAAGCTTTTTACTTTGTTGTAGATTTAGTTAAAGAAAATAGAGAGTTGACAGAGAGTCTAATAAAGCAAATTCATTATCTTGTATTAGGAGATAAAAAAGAAGATAGGGGAGTTTACAGAAAAGTTCCTGTTCGTATAATGGGTGCAAGTCATGAACCTGTACAACCATATTTAATTGAGCCCAAAATGGAGGAACTCTTAATAAATTATAAAGCATCAAGTGAGCATATTATAACTAAACTTGCAAAATTTCATATAGAGTTCGAGGGGATTCATCCTTTTATTGATGGAAATGGAAGGACTGGCAGACTTTTAGTTAATCTCGAACTTATGAAAGAGGGCATTCCACCGATAGATATTAAATTTACCGACAGAATAAAATATTATGAGGCATTTGATGAATATCACGTAAAAAATAACTTGAGCGAAATGGAAAGCTTATTTGCGTCTTATGTTAATGAAAGATTAGATGAGTATCTAGGAATACTTGAAATAAAATAAATTATATTTAGCACTCTTTTAGATGAGTGCTATTTTTATACCTACTTTTAGGAGGTGGCACTATAAACATTTTAAACTTAATATTCAAGTCGAGAGACAAACCTAAAGACGGGGAGAGGATATCTTCATCGTCTTTTTTATTTGGAAGAACACCAGCAGGAAGGAATGTCAACGAATTTACTGCCATGCAGATGACGGCAGTTTATTCGTGTGTGAGAGTTCTTGATGAAACCTTAGCAGGACTTCCTCTTCATTTATATAAAAGAGGAAATTCAAACTCAAAAGAAAAAGCTAAAGATCACGCCATATATTTTCTTTTACACGATGAGCCAAATACTGAAATGACTTCATTCGTATTTAGAGAAACACTAATGACACATCTTTTATTGTGGGGTAATGCCTATGCTCAGATAATTCGTAATGGAAGAAATGAGGTTATTGGACTTTATCCCTTAATGCCAAACAAAATGACTGTTATGCGAAGTGAAGATGGAGAAATCTTCTATAAATACAATCACAAATCAGAAGAAGTTTATCTCTTAAAAGAAGATGTTCTTCATATACCAGGACTTGGTTTTGATGGGCTTATTGGATACTCACCAATAACTATGGCAAAAAATGCTATAGGCATGGCGATGGCTTGTGAAGATTATGGAGCGTCATTCTTTCAAAATGGAGCACAGCCAGGTGGGGTTTTAGAGCATCCAGGTATTATTAAAGATCCAGAAAGAGTTAGAGAGTCGTGGAATGCAGCCTTTCAAGGGCCTAAAAACGCCAACAAAGTGGCTGTACTTGAAGAAGGGATGAAATACCAACCGATAGCAATAGCACCAAGTGAGGCCCAATTTTTGGAAACAAGAAAATTTCAATTAAATGAGATAGCAAGGATATTCAGAATACCGCCTCATATGATTGGAGATTTGGAGAGGTCGTCATTTTCAAATATAGAACAACAGTCACTTGAGTTTGTTAAATACACTCTTGACCCTTGGATTGTTCGTTGGGAGCAATCCTTAGAAAGAGCACTATTAACAAAGAAAGAAAAAGAATCCTACTTTATTAAATTCAATCTTGATGGACTTCTAAGAGGAGATTATGAATCAAGAATGAATGGATATGCTGTAGGAAGACAGAATGGTTGGATGAGTGCAAATGACATAAGAGAATTAGAAAATCTTGATAGGATATCAGCTGAAGAAGGTGGTTACTTATATCTTATAAATGGAAATATGCTACCACTGGATAAGGCAGGTAGTTTTTATCAGCAGAAAGGAGAAGCGATAAGTCCTAATGAAGAACAATAAGATATTTTGGAACTGGAAAAAGGATTCAAATGAACTCTATATAGATGGAGTTATTGCAGAAGAGTCTTGGTTTGATGATGAAATCACACCAAGGCTCTTTTTTGAAGAATTAAAAAATAAAAGTGGAGACATAACTGTGTGGATCAACTCCCCTGGTGGAGATTGTATAGCTGCATCAAGAATTTACACCATGCTTTTAGAACACAAGGGAAATGTGACCATAAAGATTGATGGACTTGCAGCATCAGCAGCATCAGTTATTGCCATGGCAGGAACTGAAGTATTGATGAGTCCTACCTCATTAATGATGATTCATAACCCTTTAACTGTAGCTATTGGTGACTCAAAAGAAATGCAAAAAGCCATAGATATGTTAAAGGAAGTTAAGGAGTCAATCATCAATGCCTATGAGATTAAGACAGGTTTATCCAGAGAAGAGATTTCTAATCTAATGGATGGAGAGACTTGGTTTGATAAGAATAAGGCTATTGAGATGGGCTTTTGCGACGGAACTCTCACTGATAAAAGAAAAGATGAAAAAGTTACGAACATGGTCTTTTCAAGGAGAGCAGTTACAAATTCGCTCTTAACAAAAATAAATAAAGATGTAAAGACTCACTCAATGAGTGAGGTAGAAGAAAGATTAAACAAAATAAAAAATACTTGGAGGTAAAGATATGAATTTAAAAGAACTAATTGAAAAGAGAACTAAGGCTTGGGATGAGGCAAAGGCATTTGCTGAATCTAAGAAAGATGAAAATGGTCTAATGTCTGATGAAGACTTTAAGACATATGAAGAAATGGAAAGAACTATCGATAATTACACTCGTGAAATTGAAAGAAAGAAGAGGGAAGAAGAAATGGATAAAACTTTGGAAAAACCTACAACTCATGCACTAACAAATGAACCTGTTACTTTTAATGAAGAAGAAAAACCAATGAGAGCAAGAAATGTCTATAAGAAATCTATGATGAAAGCATTAAGAACTAACTTTAGAGATATTTCCAATGAATTAAAAGTAGGAACAGATGAAAGTGGTGGATATTTAGTTCCAGAAGAAATGGAAGTAGATATTGTAAATGGTCTTGAAGATGAAAATATTGTAAGAAAATTAGCTACAAAAGTTCAAACTTCTGGACTTCATAAAATTAATATTGCAGCTACAAAACCAGCAGCCCTATGGGTTGAAGAAGGTGGTAAGCTTACCTTTGGCGATGGCACATTCGATCAAGTATCTCTTGATGCACATAAACTCCATGTTGGAATTAAAGTTACTGAAGAACTTCTATATGATGCGGCCTTTAATTTAGAAAAATACATCACTGAAGAATTTACTAGAGCGTTAGCAAATGCTGAAGAAGATGCCTTCCTAAATGGAGATGGAGTAAATAAACCTACAGGAATTTTTGACTCTAAAAAAGGTGGAGAACTTGGAGGTACAACAAAGGCTCAAACAATTACTGCAGATGAATTAATTGACTTAGTTTACTCTCTAGACAGACCTTATAGGAAGAAAGCGGCATTCATTTTAAACGATGCAACAGTTGCTCAAATTAGAAAACTTAAGGATGTCAATGGTGCATATATTTGGCAACCATCTCTCAAAGATGGAGAACCAGATAGACTTTTAGGATATCCAGCCTATACATCTGCCTTTGCTCCAAAAGCTGATAAAGGAAAACTTGCAGTAGCCTTTGGTGATTTTTCTTACTACAAGATTGGAGACAGAGGAAACAGGTCTTTCCAAGACTTAAAGGAATTATTTGCTGGAAATGGCATGGTTGGATTCTTAGGTAAAGAAAGAGTTGATGGAATCTTAGTTTTAAGAGAGGCAGTAAAACTATTAAAAATCGGTGCTACTGCCTAAGGAGTAAATTATGATTACTCTTGAGGAGGCAAAGTCCTATTTAAGGGTGGATTTTGATGATGAGGATGAGATGATTGAATCTCTCATCCAATCATCAATCAAGCACTGCATGGATGTAGCCAGAGTTGATAGTGAGGAAGAACTTTCTAAAAATCCAAATGGAAAGATAGCTGTCCTATATATGACTGCTTATCTTTATGAACATAGAGAAGAGGCAGATTATTCTGAACTGAACTTAACTCTAAGGGCTTTATTATTTGGAATGAGAAAGGCTGAGTTCTAATGAGGATATCGGATTTAAATAGAAAAATAATCTTTCAAAATAAAAATGTTGAGGTGGATGAAATTGGTAACCATAAATCAGTATGGATGGACTATCTAGCAACAAGTTCATATATTTCCTTTCAAGGAAAAGGCGAAGAAGTTTTTTTAGGGATGGAAGTAGACAGGTCAGATATTTCTTTTACTGTAAGATTTCAAAATAGGTTGAAGAATATTAACACCTCAGAGTACAGAATTCTATTTGATGACGAAAAATACAATATCATCTCAATTGACTTTATGAACTATAAAAATAGACTTATAAAGTTTAGATGTAGGAAGGTGAGTAGATGAATGTAAAAATTGAAAACCTCGCCAATGAAATAATGAAGGGCTTAGAAGAATATTCTGATATGGCAACAGATGAAGTCAAAAAGGAAGTTAAAAAGGCTGGTAGCAATATTAGAAAAGAAATACAAGAAAATGCTCCTATAGGAGAAACAAAGAAATATTCTAAATCTTGGTCAGTAAAAACTATGAAAGAAACTTCGAACTCAATAGAACTCGTAGTTCACTCAAGAAATAGATACCAGCTGGCTCATCTACTTGAGAAAGGCCATGTTCTTAGGCAGGGTGGAAGAGTATCTGCTAAGCCACACATTGGACCAGCTGAAGAGAAAGGAGTAAGAGAATTGGAAGAAAATATAATGAGGAAATTACAAGATGGATAGGCTACTAAAAATAATTGAAAAGATAGGACTTCCTTTTGCATATTCGCATTTTTCTGAGGGAGAAAGTCCAGATCCACCATTTTTGGTTTATCTATTTCCAAAGAATAAACACTTTGGTGCAGATGGAGTAGTCTTTTATAAAAACACCCAGATAGACTTAGAACTATACACCGATAAGAAAGACTTAAAATTAGAAGAAAAAATAGAAGAGATACTTGATAGAGAAAAGATCTATTATGAAAAATCTGAAGTTTGGATTGAATCAGAAAGACTCTATGAGGTTCTCTATGAATTTACTATGGAGGTAAAAAATGGCTAATAAAGTTAAATTTAATATTTGTAATGTTCACTACGCTCTCTTCGATAAATCTGAAGAGGGCGTTATTAAATATAAGGCACCAGTGCCAATGCCTGGTGCTGTTTCAATTTCATTAGATCCAAATGGAGAGCCTGAAAGCTTTTATGCAGATGGAATTGAATACTACACTATTTCAAACAATATGGGATATGACGGAGATTTGGAAATCGCCCTTATTCCAGAATCCTTTAGGACTGATGTTTTGATGGAAAAATCAGATTCTAACAAAGTTCTTATTGAATCTTCAAATTCTGAAACTGCAAACTTTGCGCTGTTATTTGAGTTTGATGGAGACCAAAAGAAAATCCGTCATGTCATGTATAACTGCTCAGCAGCAAGACCTACTCTTGAAGGAGAAACCAATGAAGAATCAAGAGAAGTTCAACCAGAAACCTTGTCTATTCAAGCAAGACCACTTCCAAATGGAAATGTAAAGGCTAGAACAGGCGAAGAGACTACAAAGGAAACTTATGATGGTTGGTATAAGTCAGTCTATATGCCAACAGAAACTACAGTAACACCTTCAAGAGCAAGTGTTGGAGGTAAATAAATATGGCACTAACAAAGAAAATTCAAATTGACGGGCAAGATGTTATTTTCCGTGCATCAGCAGCTATCCCAAGAATCTATAGACTTAAATTTGGAAGAGATATCTTCAAAGATTTGATGGAACTAGAAAAATCTATGAAGAAAAACGATGAAGATAAATCTAATCTTGATATAGGTTCACTTGAGTTATTTGAAAATATAGCCTATGTAATGGCAAAGCATGGAGATAAATCTGTGCCAGATAGTCCAGAAGAATGGTTAGATAATTTCTCAACATTTTCCATTTATAAAATTCTGCCACAGCTAATTGAATTATGGGGGCTTAACATAAAGTCGGAAGAAGTTCCTAAAAAAAAGTAAGACCAACAGAAAGACCAATGACTACACCCTTGTTTCTATTAAGGGCTGTAGAATTAGGTCTTTCTGTTTCTGATTTATCTCTACTAACAATTGGACTTGTAAATGATATGTTTACAGAAAAGAATAATGATGACTATAAATACAAGGAAGTAGCCACACAAGAAGACTTTGATAAATTTTAGAATTCATTTGAAAAAAATATATCTTGGAGTATATTGACAAAAATAAATTCAAGGAGGAAGAAAATGAAAAGAAAAATAACATTTTTGTTAATATTTTCAATACTATTATCGACAATAATACCAGCTACAAAATCTTATGCTTCAGAAAATCAAACTAATAAGCTTGAAGAAGTAACTAACAATCAGTCTAATGTACATGTTACTGATGATGGTATATTTATAGATGATAAATTTTATACTCAAGAAGAATTTACTAATTTATTAGATAGTGCTATACTTGTTTCAGAAAACAATACTAATGGAATATCTACTAGAAGTGCCTCTGGAACAGCAGCGTTAGTTGCAGGTACATGGGAGATACCAGGAGTAGGATTAGTTGTTGTTACTGTTGCAGGAGTTATTTTAATAAAAGATGTAGTGATACCTGCTGGTTCATGGGCTTATGAAAAAGTAATTAATTGGTTTGAAAATAGAGCATATAATAAAGCTAAAGAAAATGGGTCCAAAACAAATGATCACTCAACTCAAACAGGTGGTAGTCTACCAACAAAAGGTAGACCTAATTCATCGAAAGATAAGAAAAATCCTAAGACTGGTAAGGTAGTTCAAAGAAGGTATTATGATAAGGATGGAAATGCAGATATGGATATTGATTATACTAACCATGGAAATCCAAAACAGCATCCTAAAGTTCCGCATAGACATGATTGGAAAAATGGTAAAAGAGGACCAGCGTATTAAAATGGGCGATTATAATTTAGAAAGTTTTAAAGAAGACATTAAAGCAAATAGAGAGTTTGAATTTAGTTATCAGGATAAAATGTACTCTCTTACTTTTTCAAAGGAGGGATATATTTTTACTGATATTTGTGAAAAAAAAGATTCGGTATACAATTCATATGCTGATTTACTAAATTATACAAAAATAGAAGGAAAAAAAATTGAAGAAATAATATCTGGAAAGCTTTATGATGATTTAAGTATATATTAGAAGGCTTTGTTAACTAAAATTATTTTTTTAGCATCTATCAAAAAGGTAGGTGCTTTTTTGATGCTCAAAATTAAGGAGGTGAGATATTGGCAAATAGAATAAAAGGGATAACTGTTGAGATTGGTGGGGACACTACCAAACTTCAGACTGCACTAAAACAAGTTAATACGGAGATTAAACATACTCAGTCTGAACTTCGTGATGTCAATAAACTTCTTAAACTTGATCCTGGCAACACTGAACTTATCTCCCAAAAGCATAAGTTATTAGGACAGACCTTGGAAGAAACAAAGAACAAATTAACATCTTTAAAAGCGGCACAGAAACAAGCTGAACAGGCTCTTGCAGAAGGCAAGATTTCTCAAGAGCAATATGATGCCCTTAAACGAGAGATTATTGAAACAGAACAAGCCTTAAAGTCTCTAGAAAGGCAAGGAGCAACTACTAATCAAACCCTTCAAAACATAGCTATTACTGGAGAAAAATGGCAAAACACAGGGCAAAATATAGAAAACGTGGGAAGAAAAATGATGCCAGTATCTCTTGCAGTAGCAGGACTTGGGGTAGCAGCAGTAAAGACTGCATCAGATTTTGATTCTGGTATGTCAAAGGTAAAAGCAGTATCTGGTGCAACTGGATCAGACTTTGATGCTTTAAGAGACAAGGCTCGTGAAATGGGAGCTAAGACTAAGTTCTCTGCTAGTGAAGCAGCTGATGCTATGAACTACATGGCAATGGCTGGTTGGAAAAGCAAGGACATGATTGGTGGTATTGAAGGAATTATGAACCTTGCTGCAGCCAGTGGTGAGGATCTAGCTACCACTTCTGATATTGTCACAGATGCCCTTACAGCCTTTGGTTTAAAAGCTGAAGACTCTTCTCACTTTGCTGATGTTCTTGCCGCTGCATCATCTAATGCAAACACCAATGTTTCACTAATGGGTGAGACCTTTAAATATGCTGCACCTATTGCTGGTGCTCTTGGATACTCAGTTGAAGATACTGCAGTAGCCATAGGTTTAATGGCAAACTCAGGAATAAAGGGTTCACAAGCAGGTACAGCTTTAAGGGCTGGACTAACTAGACTTGCATCACCAACTAAAGAAGTTATGAATGGAATGTCCATGTTAGGCCTATCTATTGAGGATGTACAGGGTCTTTCACTTGATGAAACTCTAAGAATTTTTAGAGAGTCCTTTGCTAATTTAGATGGAACTCAAAAAGCACAGGCAGCATCAATGATATTTGGTAAAAATGCTATGTCTGGAATGTTGGCAATTATAAATGCCAGTGAGAAAGATTACAACAGTTTGAGTGATGCCATCTATAACGCAGATGGAACAGCAGAAAAAATGGCTGCTACAATGCAGGATAACTTAGCTGGTCAATTAAAGATCCTACAATCTGCCTTAGAAGAATTAGCCATATCCTTTGGAGAACTTTTAATGCCCGCTGTTAGAAAAGCAGTAGATATATTAACAAAACTGGTAAATGGACTTAATGCACTTCCAGGACCAGTAAAAGGTATTATTGCAGGTATCGGTCTTTTTATAGCTGCTCTTGGGCCTGTACTTATGATTGTAGGAAAACTTATCTGGTCAATAGGAACTATTATGACCAAAGGACCTCTAATAGTAGGAGGAATAACTAAGATAGTAGGAATATTTACAGGTACACTTATACCAGCAATTACTGCAGTAGTATCAGCCATTGGGATTGTTCCTATTGCCATTGGTGCTGTAGTAGCTGGTCTTGTTCTTTTATGGAAGAAGTGCGACTGGTTTAGAGAAGGGGTCATCTCCATATGGGAAACTATTAAGGAATCAACTGTTGCCATTTGGAATGGAATAAAAGAATTCTTCGTAAACCTATGGCAAGGGATATCTGATTCATGGACAAGTACCTGGACTGAAATCACAAGTTTTCTATCAGAATTCTGGTCTGGATTTATTGAAGATGTTAAGACTACTTGGAAAGGCATCAAGGACTTCTTTGCCAACTTATGGAATGGACTTTCTGAAGGATGGAACAGTATCTGGACATCTATAACAACTTTTCTAACTGAATCTTGGAATACCTTTATTGAGGGAGCCAAGAGTCTATGGCAAAGTTTAGGAGAATTCTTTACAAGTCTCTGGACGGGAATTCAAACTACCTTTACCAATATATGGACAGCTATATCAATTACAACTACAGAAGTATTTACAGCAGTTGGAGAGTTTATAAAAACTACTTGGGAAGGTATTAAGACTTTAATTTCAACAGTTCTTGATGCAATTAAAGTAAAAGTAGAGACCATTTGGAATGGACTAAAAGAGTTTTTAACAACAGTCATCACTACCATTGGAGAATTTATATCTACATCCTGGACCAATATAAAAGTAGTAATTCAAACAGTTTTAAATACTATTAAATCAATAGTTATGAATGTTTGGAATGCCATCAAATCCTTTATATCTGGAGTTCTAAATGGAATTATGACATTAGTGTCCAATGTTTGGAATAGTATCAAATCTACTATTTCATCAACAGTAAATTCTGCAAAATCAGCAGTCACATCTGCCTTTAATTCGATGAAGTCAGCTATTTCTTCTAGTATGTCGAATATTTTATCTAGCATTAGAAATGGATTTAATAATGCAGTGAACTTCATTAGAAATCTAGCATCACAAGCCTATACATGGGGAGCAGATATGATTAATGGAATTGCTAGAGGAATTTCAAATGCGATAGGGAATGTAATATCTGCCGTATCTAATGTAGCATCAACTATTAGATCCTACCTACACTTTTCAGTACCAGATGTTGGGCCACTTACCGACTACGAATCATGGATGCCAGACTTTATGGAAGGCTTATCAAAAGGAATTGAGAAGAGTAGGAGTTTGGTTAAATCTTCTATGAAAAATGTGGCAAGCGATATGGTTCTAAGTCCAAATATATCATCCGTTGGTATTAGTGGATACGATAAAGGAGATGCTGCAAATGGAATTGATGTAGGTAAACAAATATCTGATGCAATTGCAAACATCAACTTAAAATCTGAAAATGCTGGAGATATAGTTATACCAGTTTATCTTGGAGGGACTCTCCTTGATGAAGTAATTGTTAATGCTAATCAAAGAAGCAATTTAAGAAATGGAGGTAGGTAATAGAGTTAAGATGTGAATATGTTAGATATTAGGCAAATTGGGTATAATATATAATATAAAGGTTTAGGCTGATATTTTTTTAGAAAAACTAAAAAATTAGCTGAAATTTATAAATATTTTAGATACATGATTAAATGAAAGATTTAAAAGGAGATAAAATGAACTACTGTATAATTAGATCCATGAATCCTCAGAGGTATAAAAATGGAGACTGAATAAATTTTACTTTGGAATTTACAAACTATAGATTTTATACTAGGAGGTATATAATGAAAATATTAAAAAAATTTGTCGCTTCAATGCTGATTTTTATAATGGTGTTTTCAGTGAGTGGATTTACAAATGTTTTTGCAGCAGAAGATAGTAACAACTATAAACAGAAATCTAACTATATTTCAGTTGAATCATATAGAGATTTTTTAGAAGAAAGAATTTCAAATAATCAACAAGTCGAAGATACTAAAGATGTATTATCGGATTTTGAAAACTTATCATCTAATGAAAGAGAAAAATTTATTTCTTATATCAATGATCCAGATTTAAATTTAGAAATACTAAAAGCTCTTTCAGAAAACAAAACTTACGTGGCTTTCAATAATGGTGATATAGTAGTATCTAGCAATGAACAATTTGACCAAGAAGACAGTATTCAAGCAAGGAGTTCTATACAATCTAGAACTGCAACAGCATCAAGATCAGTATCAGTATTAGGTTTAAAGGTTTTTGAATATAGTGGAGAAATAAGATATAAACATAACGGAAGCTCAATTAGATCAATTGATCATGCTAATATTTGGATATCAAGAAACTTTTTACCATTGGTAGACTTTTCTTGGAATGATAGTTCAACATATGGAGTAGGTTCAAGGACAGCACACCATATAGAATATTGCACGTGGTCATTTGTCCATGAAAAAATAGGACTAACGTATGGATCTCATCAAATAGAGATAACAGGAAATGTTAATAATAACACAACTTTCTCAGTTAGGTAGAAAAAGATGAAAAAAAAGAAAATTATAATTATAGTAGTTATTATTATATTGGTTTTACTGTTGTTCTATTTTTACCATCAGTCAATATTTAATTTATTAAAAAAATAAAAGATGAAATTAGTATTAACTCCGTAGTTATTTGAGAAAGTAAGACTAATGAAAAAATTACTGTCTCAATCATTATGATTATTTTAGTTTTCGTAGTGAAAATAATAGAGTTTCTAAGATAGAAAAATAATAGTTACTAAAAAGCACATGGTTTTTACATCATGTGCTTTTAGAATGGAAAAATATAAAGATGAGGCAGATAAAATGAAACATCAATCATATTTAATAATAGAAGGAATAGACTTACCTCTACCGAATTCTTATTCCCTTAAATATCGAGACATCGAGGCAGATACTGGAGGCGAGACAGAGGCTGGTACAATTCAGAGGGATATTGTTAGAAATAAAGTGGCAAGTATATCTGTAGGTTATTCTTGCAGTCCTAAACTTGTAAAGATCTTAAGTAATTTTGCCAATAAGTCTAATCTTAAAGTTAAATACTTAGATACAGAAACGTTGGAACTCATAGAAACACAAATGTATATAGATAAGTTTCAAGTTAAATTAATAAAAGATACTTCTTATAAAGGATTGTGGGAAGTATCTTTTTCATTGGAGGAGTATTAAGATGTTTAAATTATTTAAAAAGTGGGTATAGAAAATTAAAAAATAGAATGTTTCATGATAAAAAGATAGGAGGTTTATATGAGAAGCAATTTTAAGAAAGTTGTGTTGAGTATTCTTGTTGGTGCAAGTATTCTAGTACCCTTTAAGGTAGAAGCTGCTTTACTAGATTGGGATTTAGTTGATAGTGGAAAACATCTTGATTGGGATAGCAATTCCAAATATATTTCTATAATAGATAGAAGTTGTGGAATCTGGGAAAATTATCGCCAAGGAGTAATTCGAAGAGATTCATGGAGTAAATTGCAAGATGTATTCATAAGTGATTACAATGAGGTGAGTACTACATTAGGTGTAACAAGCTCAAGAGGAACAATGAAATTAAATGATTATCACTTTAAAAATATGACGAGAGATCAACGTACTAAAACTGTTACACATGAATTTGGACATGCTCTTGGTTTGGATCATACATATGGAAAATATGATGTTATGAAACAAGGGATGTTGAGTATTACAAGCTTATCATATACAGACAAAAAATCCTATGATGAAGCTTACAGAAGATATTGATATGAAAGGAAGATATGTATGAACAAAATGTTTAATATAAAAAAAATAATATCAATAATATTAGGTTTATTTATTGTTTTATTTACTGTTTCATGCAATAAAGGAAATATCGATAATGAATCTAAAGTAGTATATATGAGAGGTGATTTTGCTGTTGATATAGACAGTCCTTATGAATTGGTAGGATATTCTGATTATTATTTCATTGGAGAAGTTATAAGTCAGAAAGGTACAGAATATAGAGATCCTATTGATGTAGAAACTGAAAATGGTACTGAAGAGGTTACATCTCCATATACTAATTACGAAATAAAAGTAATAAAAAATATAAAAGGTAATCTTCCAATGAATAAGAATATAACAATTACAAAGGCAGCAGGATTATCTGAAACAGGAGATTTAGTATTATATGAAAAGGATAGTTTGCTTGATGTTGGTCAAGTATATGTTATGACAGCATCTGCTCAACCAGATGGAAGTTTATTAGTATCAGGTCCGAATTCTTCAAAGATATTTGATCAGATTACTACACGATCATCAGACTCAGATGTATACGATAAATTTAATGATATATATAGTAATGAAGTTGAATTTAATAGAGAAAGGTTTCATTTTAAAGACAACAAATAATTTGTTTTTAAATTAATATCAATATTATAATTTATCCCCCTATTTTATGGAGAATCCATTTAATAGGGGGATATGTATTTATAGAACATAAATAGATAAATATAAGATGGGGGATGGTAATTTGTATCCAACAAGTAATGAATATAAAACAGCAATCAAAAAGAATTCTCGTAAATTTTACTGGACGGGAAATCTCATTTTAAAAGATGAAACGACTATTCCCTTTACAAATAGAGATATTTTAAAAGGATCTGGATATATCCATCGTTCTTGCTCTGGATCTTCTGAACTTGAAATAGGGACAGTTTATGCTGGAGAATTTGGAATTAGTCTTTTTTCAGATATTGACAGATATTCTTTAGAGGATTCTAAGCTAGAACTTTTTTACCATCAAGAATTAGAAAATAAAAAGATTGAAACCATACCGATGGGAATCTTTGATGTTACTGAGGCAAATAGGTCTAAGAAGATTTTAGAACTAAAAGGCTATGACTATATGCTTAGGTTTGATAAGAATTTCCCAGTAACAGATACCTTTGGTACAGCTTTTGAATTACTTACACTATCATGTGAGAAGTGCAAGGTAGAACTAGGCATGACGGAAGATGAAGTAAAAACTTTTGTTAATGGTGAGGAAGTCCTAGCTATTTATCAAGACCATGATATAGAAACTTACAGGGACTTTATTCACTATATAGCATCAACACTTGGTGCTTTTGCACAGGTTTCTCGTGATGGTAAATTAGTTTTAAAAAAGTATGCAGAAAGTATATCCACTGAAATTAAAACAGAAGAAAGATTTTCTTCATCCATTTCAGATTTTAAGACAAGATATACAGCTATCAACTCAACAAATGCAAAGACTAAAATAGCTGAATACTATTCTTTAGAAAATGATGATGGACTAACTATGAACCTTGGAATAAATCCATTGATGCAATTAGGACTTCCAGAAAAAAGAAAAAGGATGTGTGAGGCACTTCTTACTGAAATTTGTAAGATTCATCATACACCTTTTGATATGGTAACTATAGGAGACCCCAGTCTTGATGTAGGAGATAGGATAGCTATTTCTTACGAAGAGGAAAAGATTGAAGGCCTTATCACTGACATAGAATATAAAATAAATAGCAAGCATAGAATTCTTGGTGTAGGTAAGAATCCATATTTATCTAAAGCTAAGAGTAAGAATGATAAAAATATAGTAGGACTGTTAAATCAAATTGAATCTGAAAAATTAGTAGTTCATGCCTACTCAAACTATTCTGCCTTTAATCTTTCTACCACAGATACCCCAATTATTCGTATAGAATTTGCCTCCAATAAAGAAACGGAGGCAATTTTTAATGCGTCTATTTTGTTAAATATAATTTGTGATACTGAAGAAAAAACTAGAAAGATATCAAGAAACGTTAAGAAGCAAGTAGAGGTTTTAAATAATGATGGAAAATCCTATGATCCTCCAAAGTTTGAAGAAAAAGAAGAAGTAGAGGAATTAGACTTTATTGAAAACATAGAAATACCAACAAGGATAGTTATTACTTATGTTTTCAATGATACGAAAATAGAGCATCACATTCCAAAGGAAACCTACCTAAGTGGCGACCACATTCTAAATCTTTTCTATCCACTAACTAAACTACAGGAAAAGACTATGAACAATTTCTCGGTATTAATTAGGCTTGAATCAGGTAAGGCTATGATTGGAAAAGATAACGCTCTAGCAGCTATTTCTGGTCAGTCTCTTGGTTCTACAGCATCATGGGATGGAAAGATTAAGATTGATGAATCTTGGAAGAGAATAGAACTTAGTCATTCATTCCTTCTTAGAAAATTGAAGGCTGAATACAAAGTAGAAAGACAAGTTCCGAGACCGATAATATTCACTGAAAAGGTAGGAAGATTTAAATATCAAGGATTGATGCTTGGTAAATATAAGGAAGAACTTAATGCAGAATTTAAAGATAAGGAGGAAGAGAATGCTCAAAGGTAAATCAGTCATCGAACTAACTGATGTGAGAACAGATAAAAAGCAGATTTATGAAGATGAAAACTTAATAACTAATGCTGTGCCAGATTTATTAAGACTGAATCCATCAGGACTTATGTATCCTATTCAAACGAACAATTTGACCAAGTTTGAAGATGAGATTTTTCCTATAGCAACTAAATGCTATGGAGGAATACTTCTTTTTGAGGATAAATTAGAAGAAGATCCAAATAAAATATTTGCTCCTTCTGATAATCAAATCATAGGTTATGCATCTAATGATGTAAATTCAACGGATGCACCAAGAAGAGGTTCAGCAAATCTTAATGAATCAACCCATCTTGAAAATGGTTACAAGTTTGTGTGGGACTTTTCTACATCACAGGCAAACGGAAGAATCTCTTCGTTGGCATTAACACATTATAGAGCTGGAAGAAATTTTTACGGGGATGAGTATGGCAGGGAAGCCTGTCTTAGATTAAACAGGCTGTACAAGTATTCAAATAAATATGATGTCTTAAGAGCATATCTTGGATTAGTTGAGGCTGATCTATCTAATAATGTTTTAATATCTTTATACCCTAGAGAAAATAAAACTTTAGATATAATCAAATTTAAAGAGCCTCTTTCGAGTGTAGGATTAAATGATCCTATTAATGGATACGGAAATAAAACTATAGAAAAGGTAAGCGTAAGTCTTGAAGAATTTTTTGAAGAAAAATATGGCTGGTATTATGCTAATTTCATGGATGGTAAAGATGGTTACTGGTATGGATTTAACGCAAAAAATACTAATAATAATGTTGTATTAAGAAGAGTAAAAATAAATAAAACTGATTATTCTGTAACTTACAATAAATGGACTCTAAATAATATTAATCTAAATAGGATTGGGGAATATAGAAGTAACGATGCAAATTATCCATTTAAGATGACAGCAAGTCTAATGAAGAATGGATATCTGTATGTAATGGCTGATAGTAAAAAGGAAGTATATAAGATAAACGCAAATAATCCTGTAGATATCACTAAAATTGACTTAGGCTTTAAGTCGGATTTTGACTATGGTAAATATACTTATAACTATTTATATGAGTGGGGAGATTATATTTTAGGCTATGACTTTATAATCAATTCTAACGATGAGTTAATTAAAAATTATGGAAAAAATCAATTTTTAGGAATTGGATTAGATTATATAAGGACGTCTTTAATTCCAATGGGGCCGTTTATGATTGGTTATAGTTCAGATGAAGAAACTCTATATAAAACTCTTTATCTGCACACCCCATATCTAGGAACAATTAATAATCTATCTAGCCCAATATTAAAAACGCCGGACAAGACAATGAAAATAACTTACACACTAACAGAGGAGGAATAAAATGAACAAATTTTTTGAAATACTAAAAGTATGCTTTACAGCTATTGGAGGATGGTTGGGATTTTATCTTGGAAGTGTAGATGCTTTTATTTATACGCTGCTAGCTTTTGTAATAGCCGACTATTTGACTGGAGTTTTAAGAGCAGGAGTCGAAAGAAAGCTATCCTCATCCATAGGATTTAAAGGGATAGCTAAAAAGATAATGATTTTTATAGTTGTAGGTATCGCAAACCTATGTGATGTAAATTTAATTAAAGGTGATGGAACAATGATAAGAACAGCCATCATCTTTTTTTATATAGCAAATGAAGGGCTTTCCATCTTGGAAAATTCTGTAGCACTAGGCTTGCCAGTACCAGAAAAATTAAAGGAGATATTAAAACAATTTAAGGAGGAAAAATAAATGAGTAATAGTTCATTAATACAAGCAACGATTCTCTCACCAAACCATAGTGGAAGAAGAAATCAGAAGATAACAAAAATTGCAATACATCATGCTGCTGGGGTTATAAGTGGTAGAAACTTGGCAAGAATTTTTGTTCCTAAATCAAGACAAGCTTCAGCTAACTACAACTTAGGCTCTGATGGAGTTATTGTTTTAGGAGTTGATGAAGGCAATAGAGCATGGACAACCTCATCTGGATGGTGTGACAACCAAGCAGTAACAATTGAAGTAGGGAATTCTACTAGAGGACCTCAGTGGTTAGTTTCTGATTACGTTTTAAATAGACTAATTGATTTAGTTACAGATATTTGTAGAAGAAATGGAATCTATCCTTGTACCTATACTGGAGGCAAAGATGGTGTCCTTCAAAAACATGAATGGTATTCTAACACAAATTGCCCAGGACCATACCTTGGTAGTAAGTTTCCATATATAGCAAATGAGGTTAATAAAAGACTAAGAGGCAATAAGAATATTAGTAAACCTACAGGTGGCTTATATAGAGTTAGAAAATCTTGGTCTGATGTAAAAAGCCAGAAAGGTGCATTTAAGAATATAGAAAATGCCAAAAGATGTGCCGACAGATTTGGATTAAAAGTATTCGATGCTAATGGCAATATAGTGTATCCAGTTGGAAAGACAATTGACCAATTAGCAAGAGAGGTTATAGTTGGAAAATGGGGAAATGGAGAAGAAAGAAAAAGAAGGTTAACCAACGCTGGATATAATTATTATGCTGTTCAGAGAAGAGTAAACCAACTCTTATAAATTATAGACAAATAAGCCTGTTCTAATTTATTTGGAGCAGGTTGTTTTTTATTGTGTATTTTTTTAAAAATGGGGGATGAAGTATAATTTTCAAATTATATGATTGCAGAATTTTGATGGAGTATGAGTTAATATGAGATTTTAAAAAATCTAAATAATATGTTATAATTAATGAAGAATATATATAGATGTATGAACATAGAGGAGTATTT